CGGTATTCTCCTGTCTACTTCTAGGCAGTGCCTTAGGGACGGGGGAAAACCGCAGCAGTCGGATGCACGAGTATACCGACATGCCCTACTTCTGGATGGAGCGCGACATCGAAGAGTTTCTGTACGAGCTGTTAAACGGCGGTACAGTGATGACACGAGCTTTGATGAGCGTGATTCTCCTCCTTCTCCGAAGTGCATTCGCTTGCCTTCGGATTCTGACGTTTCTGATGCACTTGCTCGTGGAAGGTCGTTGGGTTGTGACGCTGCTGTGTGCCTTGGCCATCAGTGCCTATGCGGGCTCACGGGTGTGGCGACACCTGGCACGAAGTGTGGAGTACAAGGTAGCAGCGGGCCTGCAAGATATGGCCCGCTGGCCAACCTCACTTCGTCTGGAACTGCCTGTCCCGAACCTCTCCAGAGTGCGTGTGGGGCCCGTTATGCTGTCCCAAGGTCTTAAGGGCTATGGCCATGCTGGACTCAGTGGTCTGTGTGGCCATCATGTCCTGAGCTCCCTACTGGACCTCGTTGACCAAGTTATTGTGGTTAATGGGGATCCTGTGGGTTGGCACTTGGGGCCTGATGAAGGAGACGAACAGCGGGTGTTCCACGCGTGGTTCTTACAAGGAGATGACCGCATGAGGTATGGGTCGGACGTACCAAATTTCGATAACGTCCCGTCCTTCATGCGGTGGTTGCACGATGCAAGTGCAAGAAGCGTTGGGTTGACCACCGCCGTGGTCGTAGTATCAAGAACGAGCACATTCCTGCCAGAGGAATATGCGCTGCTTGTCCAGCCTGGCTTCGCCGATTTCGTCCTGTGTATTGATGTCACAGGTGATGGCGGGCCAAGTATGGTCATGAACTCCGCCCTGTCTGATGATCCGGTAAGTTTGGTGGTTATCCCAGGCAAGATACCTGGGGTTTACCATCGTTACCAGGACGGTAAGCATGAGGTTGAGAGGGTGTATGGCTGGGCAGAGGCCAGGTTTTGCGAAGTTGAAGGGAGGGTTGCCACCATTGAGTGTGTTGGGGCCAACCCTCTCCATCAGTATTACCTGGTCCACCGACCTTACCATGACTCACTATTTCAAGAACATGAAAGGCTGACGTGGCGCAAAGGCTTCTGGGCAAAGGAGATGGACATGGGTGATGACGTATGCGCCTACACCAGCTGGGTACCTGAAATGGCGTACCTACTGGTAGTGGGCGGTAGGCTCCTTGGGTTTGGCGTGCTAGACAGTCTGGCCGTCGTTCACCAGGAGCAGATGCGTCTCGCCGGCCGCTGGGATATCTGGGGTAATCCAAGCAACGATATGTTGCAAGCCCTAGCCGTCAGCGACCGTGCCCTGTCACATAGTGTGCCCAAGGGATCCAACCCTGCCCATGCCCGTGTTTTTACACTGGGTGTTAGGGCATTAGCTCTGGCACGGAACGTGAGTGGCGAGATGTCGGCGGTTGCAAAGTTCATTTCGGCATCGAACCATTACGGCGGGGAGTGGTATGAGAGAGTGTGGCGCAAGGTTAGTGGTGGTACTCAGGGCATTATACAGCCCCGTATCACATTCAAGCTCCCCGTCACTCAGACTCTGGAGACCGTCCCCGTGATAGACCGTGGCGCGTCAGTACAGTTCGCAAGCTACATGTTGAAGAAGCCTCGTAACCCGGGCGTGAGTATTGCATCAGAGATGACTGCTACTTCAGCCCTGGTTTCACAAGAGGGTCTTACTGTGGCTGCCTGGACCCGGCATTGCATTGTGCGTCCCGTGATAGACCTGGAGTCGATGTTGGTAGTCTTGAAAGACTTTGTCAACGTCGAGGTGGTTTGCTCTATGACTGAGCACGGGTTCGCTGCTGTCGGGTTCTGGCCTCTGGAGAAGGTGGCTGACGCGTATCCTTCGTCAGTGCGCAAGCGGATCATGCTGGAGAGGGCGGCGTTAACCCGCACCCTCGGCGCAGATCCCGTGGAGAGTCGGAACGCGAAGTTCCCCTATACCCTTGGTATCTTCCAGAAGGTGGAAGCTGCAGCTAAGAGGGAGCGGGGAATTATCGCGCCAGATTTCTCAATGCGTTCTGTTCAGAAACAGGTCTCCGGGCCAATAGAGCACGGGCTCGTGGTGGCGCGTGATAACTGGATACAAGACCCTGAAGCTGGGTCATGCCGCGATCACTTTGTGTTCATGGTTAAGGGCCTCATCCCTATGGCTGTTGGGCCATATGTGAGTCTGGTTCTCGAGAGGCTCTATGCGGGAATGCGCATGTACAAGTACGACAACGATTTTAAGACGTGGGATGGGCTGCTGCGGGTGGAGCACCTGCTTGCGGCCTACGAAATGTTCTTGTTATATGCTGTCGCAGAAGATGCACAGTTCGCAAGGGAGCTTTTTACCCAGTTGTTTTACTGGGTGGCGCGTAGCAGGAGTGGCATTCGTGTCTCAAATTGGGGCACGATGCTGTCTGGCATAGCCGTGACAAGTATTGTCAACGGCATTATCAACCGTGCCGTGTGCATGGTGGTACATGCTACACTAATGCTTCGCGTCGGGGTGGCAGACTGGTGGGTACATGTGGCCCACTTCGTGGAAGGGGATGACGGCCTTGGGTTCGTGGACGCGGATGTGGTTGACAGATTCCCCGGTGGTCAAACTGGGTATGGGGCCGCCTTCGTGGACTGTGTGTCCAGGATGTGTGGCCTGCAGTCTGAGTTCAACTGGATCCATCAAGAGCGGTTTGTCCAGTTCTGTGGCATGTCGGTGTACGAGGGGCCCAGGTATACTGGGCCGGTACTCGCATCGAGGACCACGGAAGAAAACAGCGTGCAGAGCTGTTATGACCATACTACGCATCAGCCGCACTGTGGGTGTGGCATGATCCGGGATTATGGAGGCGGGTGCTATGTTTGCGATGGTGGTCGGACAAATGCAGTCCTGGTTAGGTTTGCCGTCGACCGGGTGGAATTGGGTGGCTGCTATCATGGGGCCACTATTACCGGTGCTTGTTATGCTCGGCTCGTTGGTGTGCAGTGTGCTGCCACCATGTTGCCTGATGCGAACAATGCCGGCTATTCTACTCTGTTGGTGGCAGGATCGTCTAACCAGTGGACCAAGTTTTTGGCTGACCTCCAGTTGGAACAGGGCGGCCGGGTGGCGTTTGTGTCACATGCCTCGTTGAGCAAGTATCGCCCTTGGTGGGCAGATGCTCCGAGGGTAGACACATTGGTATTCCCGCGGTTGGTGGGGGACACTTGTTTGTACAGTGTCCACAACATCGACCGCGTGTACGCCAAGATTACAGCCACCTGTTCAGGTCTCCCGGAGTGCCCGCGACATCCCATCATCGATCCTGCGTGTATTGGTTGCATGAGGGCATACACAGTTGCTATACTGATGTTACGCAGTCGAGCGCTTTGCCTTCTTGGCACGGGCGCTTCGCTGTACCCCATGCAAAAGTTCTGTTACGTTGTGTGCGCGCTTACCGATAAGTTCGTTAAGTTTGTCTCTCAGAAGGACCGGCAGAAGTTTGTAGCCATGGTAAATAAGCCTGAGCACAGGCGTACATTGGTTAATGCTGGTCTGGTCGCCGCGGATTTGTTCGAACCGGCTACACATCGCTCCAAGCGAGCGTCAGTTAGCTGGGCTGACAGCCGTGGCGAGTATGAGAGACAAGGGTTGGGCGTTTACTACGACGCTACCGTAGACTGGGTGGACCGCCTGAGGGACTTCCTTAGGTGTGTTGGCCCGGTCCCGATGTCGCCTATCCCTGCCAAGGTTCTCCCGCTTGAGTCAGTTATATCTGACGCTGAGGCGTGGATTGAGTTTTCTGAGCAGTGGTGGTGGCGTGTGGTTGAAGGAATTAAGTCTAGGTGAGGGCGCTTGTGCACCACCGTGGGTTAGGGAACCACGGTGTTAGTTAGTCAGCGACGTTAGTTAGGAATAAAATTAGGAGAGGTTAGTTAAGCGGGCAAGGAAGCAGTAATTTACTATCCGACATGACCCAGGGGTGGTGCGTCTGGGGCCGATTCAGCACCTTACACTCATTTATGGTTTTGATTGCCGTGTTCGATAATGGCGGAGTACCAAGTCATCAAGGACAAATTGACTGCCTCCGGCCTGACAGTTTCAGCGTCCGATTGGATCATCAAGGCTCTGAGCCCGGCGACTCCGACTGGGAAGGGTTGTCTGATTCCGGATTCAAGTTGCGCGCCGGTTGCCGTCCCGGAGTATGTTTACTCGGAGACAATTCCCGCGTATGGGTCTGGTTCATGGGACCTTCTCCTGATCACGCCGCCCACATACCCCACATTGATGTATGCTGTGGCGGCTGCGGCCGGGTTTGACTACGCCAATACTGTCTGGCAGCCAGGTACAAATTGTACCATCTACACGGTCAATACTGAAGCTTCGACGTCGGCCCTTCTGGTGCCAAACCTCATGAATGCCCTTATTTGGGGTTCCTCCAGCATTACGCCTGGCACGGCTTATACCATCGAGCCTTCCACGCAACCACTTATGTGGAGGCGTGCGTACTCGTCCCTCACTGCCTACCTGGTCGCGTCTGACTTGAACAACCAGGGTACCATCACGTCTGGCCAATATCCTGGCCGCGTGTCAAAGGCGAGTGTGGGCCAGTACGTGAGTAGTGCCCCTGGTCTAGGCATATTCCATGCTTATGATTTGCTTGAGATACCACTGAATGAGGTCAACATGACGGCAATGAACCCGAAGGTGCGTGTGGCTCCTGCCAAACAGGGGGTTTACCAACCGGCATACAATAAAGGCCCCACTTTTGAGTGGGCAGCCCCAGCCGGTATGCCTGCCCTCGTGATGTCGTTAGCGGGTGCCTTTTCTTCTGTTCCAGGCATTCAGGCCGGGGGCCCGACTGGGGCTGCTGCCCTTGGTTCTCTCGTGGCTCCCAATGACCCCACGTCGTCAGTCATCCAGTCTGGGTGGTTGACGGCCCTCGCCAATACCCAAGCGAATACTGTGTATTCGTATGGCACAGATAACACCATGACTGGTGTGTCTTTGTGGCGGGGCCTTTCTAACGGTGCTTCCGTTACTTGTAAGGTGGTCGTTGGGTTGGAGATCCAAGCTGGGCCTCAGTCCCCAATTCGTCAGTTCAATGTCCCGGCAGCAGACTATGAACCGCGTGCCCTGCAGGTTTATTATGACTTGGTTCATGACATGCCACACACGTACCCCGCCAGCAGCAATTTCTTGAACATGGTTTTGTCAGCCGCATCTGCACTGCTGCCTAGTGTGCTACCAGCTGTCGCGGGATTTATTACCCGCGGCCTGGCGCCCTATGTGCCGGCACGGACTGATCAGCCCGAAATGGCTGGTTCAGCAGTGTCGTTTTCACGTCCGCGGGCCGTCATGCCCGCAGAGCGCGCAGTGCGTGCGATGGCCCCGCCTCGGAAGACCCCAAAGAAGAAGAAGCAGAAGAAGGTCCGTATACTGCGATCCTCCTCTGCTGGGTCTCGCGGCTCCCGAGGAGGTCGCCGTGGCTGATTACCTGTTATGCTTGCTGGCACCTTTGTTGGTCTTGTTCGGTTGCTTCCTCATTTACCCGGGTTTTCCCCTCCTAGCCAAACAAACATTGGAATATCCAACATAAAAAGTCGCTGATTGCCAGAGGTTGCTACGCCCTCTGGTTACCCTAGTAGGCTGCGCCCCCTGGGAGTGTGTCCCAAA